AAAAGTGTGGTATAATAACAACATCTCTCCTAACAACGAAAGGAAAAAGAGATGGATAAAGACCTCCAAAATTATTACGAGAATTTACTGGACTTGTTTACGACTCCGGGATGGAAGCAATATATAGAAGATATTTCTGACAATATGGAAATGCTTCAGGATATTACTACCATCCAAGATGAAAAACAATTCTGGCATAGGCGCGGACAACTCGAAGCGGTATCACGTATCATTCAATACGAATCTTCAATTAAAAACAGCTACGAAGATTTTGAGAAAGATGCCAATGACTAAACGCATATACGAGTTTATCTGCGCCGACGATCACATTACAGAATCTTACATTGACTCCGAACTTCGGACAAGCACTTGTAAGGTATGTGGTCAACCTGCTATTCGTATCATTAGCAAACCAATGGTCAAACTTGAGGGCGTGACCGGCGACTTTCCCGGAGCAGCGATGCAATGGGAACGAAAGCGAAATGAGAAGATTCAAGCAGAGCAAAAGCACAACGCCGGTTAAACACCATAAGCGTTATTTTAATTTCCACAATACATTCTATGTACGGAGAACAGATGGCAACATTTATAGACGAGAGTGATGACGAACAACAAGAAGAGTTTGACTCCTTTGAAGAAGAGGACGAAGTAGAGGAACCTGAAGAGGATACTCCCGAACCGAAAGAAGACGACCTACCTGAAAAGTATAAGAACAAGAGTGTTAAAGACATTGTTCGTATGCACCAAGAAGCTGAGAGAGCTATGGGTAAGCAGGGTAGTGAAGTTGGCGAACTGCGAAGAATTGTTGATGACTTTGTTAAGACTCAAACCGTCACCAATAAAGCCCCGGATGTCGAAGAAGAGATTGATTTCTTCTCAGACCCAGATAAAGCCATTGCACAGGCGATTGACAAGCATCCCAAGATTAAGCAAGCAGAGCAATATACAGCGCAAATGCGAAAGGCGGAAGCCCTAGCTAACCTCAAGCAAGCTCACCCTGATTTCGAAACAGTCTTACAAGACGGTGGTTTCTCAGAGTGGATTGGTAAGAGTAATGTTCGTAAGGAATTGTTTTCTCGTGCAGATCAACGGTATGACTTTGAAGCAGCACATGAGTTGTTGTCAACTTGGAAAGAAAGAAGTCAAGTTGTAACTAACGCAGTGAGAGCAGAGAAGGCTACACGCTCAAATGCAATTAAAGCTGCCTCAACAGGCAGTTACAAAGGTTCTGGAGAGAGTTCTAAGAAAGTATATCGCCGATCTGACATCATCGAACTCATGCAAAGAAACCCTGACCGGTATCAAGCATTGCAACCTGAAATAATGAAAGCATATGCTGAAGGTCGGGTAAAGTAAATTTAAACACAAATAGGAAATTAAAATGGCACTAGGTACCAACCACGTAACGAATACCACCGGCGCGGTATTCATCCCTACTAAGTAATTTTGGGGATGTAAAACCTTTTCTAAATAACTGGAAGGCGGCTGATACCGCTAATCAGAGGGAACACGAAGAACCAAAACGCAATTCAATACTAGGAGGTATTATGAAGCGAGTAAGTTGGAAGTATTTAGCGGGATTGATCGATGGCGAAGGTTGTATAGACTTAGCCACCACTAAAGTTAACGAACAATTCTATATTCAGCCAAGGTTGCGTATAGGAATGGCAGATTCAGCATTATTTTTGTTGGAGATGAATCAACTAAACTTTGGTGGACACTTATCAAGCAGAGAAAGTAAAAATGACAAATGGCAATCGTCCACTACATGGACATTGTCTGGTTATAAAGCTACTTGCCCTGTTTTGCGTAATGTTGTTAATCATCTCATCCTGAAGAAGGAACAAGCTCGATTATGTCTCTGGATGGAGACTAATTTAAAAGGAACAAGGCTAGAGCAAGACACGCTCAACGCTGTTCGAGAAGAGTTTAAGCTAATGAAGCGTGACCCGCACAGACTAAGTGAAAAGGCGCAAGAAAGAATGTTATCTTTCTTGTGATGCTATAGTCGGACATGACGTAATTCATGTTTGGAAATCTGGTCTGACGAGATCATCGCTGCTTACAAGCAGAACCTCGTTATGGCTAACCTCGTCTCTAAGATGTCTTTTAAAGGCAAAAAAGGCGACACATTGCACATTCCAAAGCCAACTCGTGGTTCTGCTGCTATTAAAGCCGCATCAACACAAGTTACTTTAATTGCTGCTACTGAAACTGAAATTCAAGTGCTGGTTAACAAGCACTACGAGTACTCACGTTTGATCGAGGACATCACGGAAGTGCAAGCCTTGTCTTCAATGCGTAAGTTCTACACCGGTGATGCTGGTTACGCTTTGGCTAAACAAGTCGACACCGACTTGGTTCAATTGGGTCGTGGCGCTGCTGGTGGTAACGGCACTGCCGCTTACAATGGCGCTGTGTTGGCTGGTGACGGCTCAACTGCATATGTTGACGGTACTAACGTTGGTAACGCAATCACTGATGCTGGTATTCGCAAGATGATTCAGACATTGGACGATGCTGATGTGCCAATGGACGGCCGTGTAATGGTGTTGCCCCCTGTTGCCCGTAACACTATGATGGGTTTGGCTCGTTTCACTGAGCAAGCCTTTACTGGTGAAGTTGGTGGTGGTAACACTATCCGCAACGGTAAGATTGGTGACGTATACGGCATGATGGTTTATGTATCCACCAATGCTGACACCGCTACGACTACTACTAGCCGTATTGGTTTGATGTTCCATAAAGAAGCCTTTGTATTGGCTGAGCAACAAGGCGTGCGTAGCCAGACTCAGTACAAGCAAGAGTACTTGGGTACATTGTTTACTTCTGACATGCTTTACGGCGTGAAAGAGTTGCGTGACGAAGCCGCTATTTCTTTTGCACTAGCTGCTTAAGTAATTGACTGGGGATTCTTTAGGGAGTCCCCTTTCTTTATTATCTTGTTAAGGGTAATAAAGAAACTAGGAGATATATGATAACATTTAAATGCATACGAGGTGGGTCTGAAGTGTCTTTCACCTCTAAATACGACATAGAACAAATGCGTAACCATCCTGAGTATGTAGAGGTTATACCTCTTGTTGAGAAGAAACCTGTAGTAAAGAAACCAACTAAGGAAGAACATGTTATTTAATGGCCCAAAGCATAAGCATGTAAAGTGTGCTATATTTAGAGGTACAGGGGGTAGTGGAGATGCAACTAATGATGCTTCAATCTCCGCCGTTACAGCCCTAACCATTCGTGCAGAGGATGCCCGTGACGCTGCTGCCTCTAGTGCTGGTGCTGCATCTACAAGCGCCTCAGCCGCCGCCGCTAGTGAAGCTGGTGTTGATTCTGACCGCGTAGATGCCGAAGCCGCAGCCTCAGCCGCTGCAACCTCTCAGACAGCCGCTGCGAGCTCTGCTACCGCTGCCGCTACCTCTGCCACCAATGCAGCTACAAGCGCGTCAGGAGCCTCTACAAGCGCTACAGCAGCCGCTACAGCTAAGACAGCCGCTGAGACGGCTGAGACTAACGCTGAAACAGCTCAGACAGCGGCGGAAACCGCAGAGACGAACGCAGCCAGCTCAGCTTCTGCTGCTTCTACTTCAGCAACTAACGCAAGCAACAGCGCCTCTACCGCTGCAACCTCTAACACCAATGCAGGTAACAGTGCGACCGCTGCTGCCTCTAGTGCCTCCGCCGCCTCTACAAGCGCCACTAATGCGGCTACCTCAGCAACAAACAGCGCCAACAGCGCCACTGCCTCTGCTAGTTCAGCGACAGATGCAGCCGCTTCAGCCGTAACAGCAGCTTCCTACATTCCTGACAACTCAGGCAACAGTGGTAAGTTCTTAACTACTGATGGCTCTGCTAACTCTTGGGCGGCTGTAGATGCCTTACCTAGTCAAACAGGTAACAACGGTAAGTATTTAACAACTGATGGCTCTGATGCTACTTGGGGTGTTTTAGATACAGATGCCAATACAACAACTAAAGGCTTGTACGAGATGGCTAACACTATCAGCGTGGATTACACCATCGGCACAGGCAACAACGCTATGAGCGCTGGGCCTATTACAGTTAACAGTGGCGTGTCTGTTACCGTCCCCACCGGCTCACG